ACAGCGCCGTCAATCTTCTCCGTGGATTTCTCCTTATCCGGCTTGATGTTCCCCGCCGGGTCCGTGCGGACGAAGATGTTATCCATCATCCACCGCAGCACCGGGTGACCTCCGTGGGCGATGTTCTTCTCCAGCACCAGCTCCATCAGACGCTTGGTGGGCGGCGACATATCCTTAAAGCCCTGCCCGAAGGGAACGACTGTAAAGCCTAATCCTTCCAAGTTCTGCACCATCTGCACCGCGCCCCACCTGTCGAATGCGATCTCTTTGATATGGAATTTCTTTCCCAATTCATCAATGAAATTTTCGATAAAGCCATAGTGGATCACGTTCCCTTCCGTGGTCTGCAAAAATCCCTGCCTCTCCCACACGTCATACGGCACATGGTCACGGCGCACACGCAGGCGCATATTTTCTTCCGGTATCCAGAAGTACGGAAGTAAAATATATTTTTCCGTGTCATTTCTCGGAGGGAATACCAATACAAAGGCGGTAATGTCAATGGAACTGGATAAATCCAAGCCTCCGTAACATTCCCGCCCCAGCACTTCCCGCTCGTCCACAGGGAAAGCGCAGGCATCCCATTTCTCCATCTGCATCCACCTTGTGGACTGCTTCACCCACTGGTTTAATCTGAGCTGCCGGAAAATATTTTCCTCTGCGGGATTATCCTTTGCACTCAGATACGCATTCCGCACTTTCTCGATGTCAATGGTATGCCCCAGCGAGGGGTTCGCTTTCCTCCACACATCCTCCGATGACCAGTCCGCGTCATCGGACGCACCATAAATGACGGGATAAAATGTGGGGTCTGTCTTCCTCCCCTGCAGGATGTCCTCCGCCTTCTGGTGCTGCTCGAAACAGACGGAATGGCGGTCTGTGCCTGCGGTGGTAATTAAAAAGAAT